CCCTATTTGCCCTGATCGTGAACGGTGAAGGTCTTACTTGTGGAGCAAACAAGCTATCAGAGACATCATTGCGTTTCCAGCACGCATTTCCGTTTTCCATTGCAGAAGCATTTGACCATGACTCACATGGCGGACTAGCTATTACAAGGTCTGGCTTTGGTAATTTGTCTAACGCGCCAAAGAGCGTATTGTCACCAAATAAACGCCCATAATCAGCAAGATTCAAATTTATAAAATGATTGTTCTTGTTTTCTATATCCATTCCGATTGAATAGATTTCAATATTCGTCTCCCCCGAACTATTCAGAGAGTTAGCACCCTTGAAATAAGAACCATTCCCACTATCAAAGAGTGCCCAGACTGTCATTTTTTTAATAATTGATACCTCCAATCATCCCTTCACCTCAACTGGATAGAAATTCCCAAAAGAGCCTCTCAATGCCTTGCCTACCTGTAAGGCTGCCGCCCGAGAAATAAACCGCATGGCTTTCTTCTCCTCAGAACATGAAATGTCCAAGCCAGTCACACCGATAACAGCGGACCTCAAAAACGGCTTATCTTCTCTTGCCCCATGTTTTAAGATAAACATCAGCCACCTCCGTTTTCAAGCCTTTCAAGTAGTTCACGTTTACGCTCTTCGAGTTCCTTCTTGGTCTCATCACTGGTATTGTTGACATAGTTAGGTTGTGACCATTCAGGAACATTTGATTTCTGATTACCAGGACGTTTGCTGATTTTGCTTTCCTTGTAAGCTCGCTCGCGTTCATCGACTGCTGCAATGGTCAAGACTCCATCGTTTTTCCAATTTGTCAAAATCGCTCTGATATAACTGAAATTTCTTTTACCATTGTCAGCAGCAAGACCAATTGCTTTCAGGACAACTTTCGCTTCCATTCCATCCAAAGTGATGAACTCTTTTAAGATTTCAAATTGAGTTCCATCCAACGGAGCAATACGAGATTGATATTCTTCGACGATGAGTGAGACTGGATTTTCATCTACATCTTTCTCTATCTCTGTATCTATATCTTTCTCTATATCTCCGTTACACTTTGTTTCATCGGTGTTACATTGTAACACTAATTGATTCTCTCGAAACTTGCGAACCCTTCTGGCGCTTGCGGTTTCACTACCTACCATCTCAGGAACTTGCTCTAAAAAATAATCGCGGTCGGAGTTTCTAGTCAATAACCCTTTACTTTCCAAGAAAATCAAAGTAATTTTAATATCTTCGACATTCTCATCAATTACCAGAGCGATTTCTTCAGCTAGATTATCAGCAAGTCCATCATAGTATATGTGACCACCATCTTCTAGGCTAATCAACATCATTTTGAGATAGATGATGGTATGCGTATCACCGCCTGCAATCTTACGAAGCAATTTCATTTCTTTAGACTTGAAAAAATCCTGAGCTAGTTGAATCCAGTAGTATCGCTTGTTTTTAACTACCATTGATACCCTCCGTTTTAATCCACAAATGTTTCTTTTCGTGTCACGGGATCAATATCCACACGGCGACCTGTTTTAAAGTCGATAAACCCTTTTTCAACTTGTGGCGCTTGAAATTGAATCTTCTTTTTTGCTCTCATGGCCATTTTAAGTTTGATATTCATCATCAGTGATTCAATCAATACCACTGATACTACTGTGCCTACTGCGATAATTTGTAAATTGTTCATGTTTTTTATCCCCTTTTTGTGCTATAATATAGTCAAATAATTTTGCTAAGACCTTGTCCAGAAGCCTTTTAGTAAAGTTATTATATTTGATTAGAGAGCCATTCTTTGATGGCTCTTTTTGACCATTTCTTACCAGGTAATTCCTTTGGGAACCCCTTCATGTAACGATAATTATCTGAAAATGTGTCATACTTAATTCCTAGAAATTCACAGGTAGTGCTCACATCCATCAACTCTGGATAATGGTCGCTATCTTTTTCTATTTCAACCAGCCTTGTGATTGTGTCCTTGATAATGGATTTAATCCATTCAGATAGTGAAAGTAGAACATTGTCCATCTTCTTCCCCTTCCCCTTCCTACCCTTCGTCAAATGAGTTCAATTTCATGATTTTCATCTTTGTATTGGTGCTTGGCTCCCACGTCATCCAATATTTCAATGCTGCTTCTGCGAATTTCTTTGGAAGTAAGTCATAGCGACTAATGTTGAAGTGGTCTTTAAAGTCAATCTCAGCTTGTCTAAATACCGACTGAGCAAAAATCTTATCCGCATAAGCTGGACTATCAATACCACCGAGGCAAGCCACTACACGAGCCTTGCGCTTCTTCAGTAGCGATTGAGCATAGCTTGGATGAATCGGTTGCTCACTCTTGAGATAGTCAATATCTTCCAGCATGGTCGCTTGTTGCTCACGCAATTTCTTTTGTCCAGTAAATAAAGCAATGAAGGCATCCTCGTCCAAGTCCTCGCGGATAAATCCGCCCTGCTTGCGAATAGCTGGCAAGACCTCTGATGTCACCCAGCGCTTGAATTCCTTAGCCTGAGGTAGCTTGCTGGATAAGATAAGAGAGTAGAGACCAGATTCGTTGATGATGATAGTTTCTTGAACTCTTCCTAAATTATCTGTGAGGCCCTGTTTTAGGGCGTCATCTTCATCAACGTGAAGAGCAATCGCATTTCTAGCCTTACTATATCCTAGGATGTCTGCAACATCTTTCCCGACAAACCAAGGCTCGTCATCAATTGTCAAAGTACGGACTTCCTGCCCGTGAAAGTTAAAAATTTCGTTCATAATATTCCTTTCTAAATTTGGTATAATGAAATAAAAACGATTGGAGAAATCTTATGGAAGTATCTACTGTTGATTATTATTTCAGTGTGATTTCAAAAACTTTAACGATTCAAATTCCTCAATCTTGTCCTTTGTGTGGAATCGGAAACAATCCAACCACCAACGAAGTAGGAAGATTAGAAATCCAAGAAGGTTACGTTTTTACTCTGCACCATCGTTGTCCAGCTTGTAAGAAATACCATATGACGAATCAAGAGTATTTAAACCAAGATGACAAAACAACTATGATCCTTGTTTATCCCAATAAAGTTGTTATCGATATAGACGATCTTTTCATTGAACATGCTCCTAGATTTGTAGAGTTTTACAGTGAAGCGGTTGAGGCCGAAAAGATGGGATTGGAAAACATTGCAGGAACAGGATATCGCTCTGCTATCGAATGCTTAATTAAAGATTACGCCTTGGCTTTTGAATTAGACGATAAAGAATATTTATCTGATCCAAAATTAACTTTTAACAATGCCATTGATAGGTATGTAAAAAATGATGACCTCTTAAAAGGTGCTCTTCATTTTATCCGAACAGTCGGTAATGGCTATACCCATTGGAACAAGAGTACCAGTATTTCATTACCTCAACTTAAAAACTATGTAGATATTATCATTCAGATTTTCAAATCTAAGTTTATGATGAAGTTTCTTCCAAATGTTTAATTCCTAAACGCATTTCAATTTCTGAGATGCGTTTTTCTTGTTCTGCAACTTTTTTATATAATTCTTCAACAGAGTAAGCTATAATTTTTTCCATCTTCCCCTCCTACTCCTCAAATTTCTCCCACGACTCGCTGATTCGCAATTTTTTATTAATGCGAAGCTTCAAGTCATCACTTCCTTTGCCATCTTTGAAAAGTTGTGTGATGGCTGATGGGCTAACACCTACGACGATAGCCAAATCTGTCTGCGACCACCCACGTTTTTCAATTCGCTCTTTTACAAGCTCAATCCATTTAAGATGTTGTTGGCTCATGTAACCTCCTCCTTTTTAATTAGTTAAGTTAAAGAGTTAGTAAATTATTTTATAAAATGCTTGACAGTTTTTAGCGTATCTGCTAAAATGAAAGCATAATTAAAAACCTTGATAAAACATTATATCTATCAACTTACTTGCTCGCCAAAGCTATTTTTTTTAGATAAGTTTTAACTTCGTTTTTTACTAACTCATTAACTTACAAAAACTATTTTAGCGTAAACGCAAAATAATGTCAACTTTTTTTGCGTATTTTGTAAAATATTTTTTGTCATGTCTTAGAAAGGCTGATAAATCAATGTTTTCTACTTTTGAAATCGTAAAAGATTTATGTGAAAGACAAGGGATTTCGCTAAATACTTTAGAAGATAAACTAAAACTAGGAAAGAATTCTTTGTATGGTTTGAAAAGAAATCAACCGTCTGCTGAACGGTTGCAACAAATCGCCGACTACTTCAACGTTTCCACGGACTATCTGCTAGGACGTACGGATAATCCTGCCATCGCTGGTGATTCAAAAGAGTATATATGGCAAGGGAAGACCCTAAACGTTGAAGAAATGGCATCGAATGTCATGATGTTTGGCGGTCGAGAATTAACAGATGAAAAGAAGAAAATCATCCAGTCTATCATTGAAGGTTATCTAAAAGAAGCTGGTGATTAGAGGTATTGCTTAGTGACTGAAAAAGAAATTATAAGTCATTTTCAGATTCGTATTATCGATTTCGATGGAGATTTGATGCCTGATGAACTTGGATTTTACGAAAAAGAAACCAACACAGCTTTCTTATCTAATAAACTCAGCAAAAAAGAGAGAGTTAAGGTACTACTGCATGAACTCGGACACAAAGACCACACACGCTCAGAGTACCAGAACGCTCGCCTACGCTGTGAAAACGAAGCTGATAGAAATATGATTCATCATCTCGTGAAAGACGCGCTAGAAAGCTTGGATGACCCCACAGAGTTTGATTACCTCAAATTCATGTCTTATTACAATCTAAAAACCATGACAAATGAAATCATGGTAAAAGAGGAATATCAGACTTTAATTGGTTAAATATGTTTTATAAACTGCTGAAGCAGAAAAAGAAAGGAACTACTTATGGCACTGTTTGGTAAAAAGCAAGATGATAGTTTAGAGGTTGAACTCTTCACAGAGGAACCGAATGAGCGAGTTTTTGAGTTTAAGAAATCAAAAACTGTTGTAAGAATCGATGATTATTTTATCAGGATTGCAAGAAAGTCAAATGTTTCAAATGTTTTACTTCACGGATTGGATGGAGAAAAGTCAATTCTGTTATCAGAAATTACTGCTTATCAATTAAAAGAGCCAGGTGCAACTGTTGGTTACCTTCAGTTGGTCTATCCTGGATCATCCGATACAAAAGGTGGTGTTTTTGATGCAGTCAAAGATGAAAATACAGTGACTTTTCTCAAAGAAGACAAAGCAGCTATCTTAGAATTAAAACAAGCTATTGAAAAAGCTTTAAAAGATAAAGTCAAGAAATAACAAAAAAGCCCCACAATCGCCCTCGCCAAAGTTTGATTGTGAAGCTCACCCTTATAAAAAATCAGCCATTAAAAAGGCCTCTTTTCTATACCCTATTTTACACCATGAAAGGAGTGATGTCAATATTCTCAATGTTTAGACCTTGTCCAGAAGCTGATAAACAAGGAGAATACAATGAAATATAATAAAACAAAATACCCAAATATCTATTACTACGAGACCTCAAAAGGTAAGAGATATTATATCAGACGCTCTTTCTTTTTTCATGGTAAAAAGAAAGAGATTACTAAAAGCGGTCTCACAACCCTTCCACAAGCTCGTGCAGCCTTAACAGAGATTGAACAACAAATCCAAGATCAGGAATTAGGTATCAATACGAATCTAACTCTTGATCAGTATTGGGATATCTATTCTGAAAAGAGATTGTCAACAGGGCGCTGGAATGACACTTCCTACTACCTCAATGACAATCTCTATAAGAACCATATCAAGCCAAAGTTTGGTTCTGTCCTGCTTAAAAATTTGGATAGAAATGAGTATGAACTCTTTATCGCTGAAAAGTTGCAGAACCATACCAGATACACTGTTCAAACTCTCAATTCCAGCTTCATGGCATTGCTGAATGATGCCGTGAAGAATGGAAATATGCTCTCAAATCGCTTGAAAGGTGTCTTCATCGGCCAAAGTGATATCCCTGCTGCTAACAAGAAAGTGACTCTCAAAGAGTTTAAGACTTGGATAGCAAAGGCAGAAGAAAATATGCCAAAACAGTTCTACGCTCTTACCTATCTGACAATTTTTGGATTGAGAAGAGGAGAAGTCTTTGGATTGCGCCCTATGGATGTCACTCAGAACGACAGCGGACGGGCTATACTACATCTTAGAGATAGTCGAAGCAATCAGACCTTGAAAGGAAAAGGAGGGCTTAAAACGAAGGATTCAGAGCGATATGTCTGCCTTGATGATATCGGAACAGACCTTATCTATTATCTGATAGCTGAAGCTTCTAAGATTAAGCGAAAGTTAGGGATTATCAAGGAACAGCACAAGGATTATATCACTATCAACGAGAAAGGTGGTCTTATCAATCCAAACCAGTTAAATAGAAACTTCAATCTAGTGAATGAAGCAACAGGATTGCATGTAACACCTCACATGATGCGTCACTTCTTCACAACTCAAAGCATTATTGCAGGAGTTCCACTTGAACAATTAAGCCAAGCGCTGGGCCATACAAAGGTTTATATGACAGATCGTTATAACCAAGTTGAGGATGAACTCGCTGAAGCGACAACAGATTTATTTCTTAGTCATATTCGCTAAAAAAGTCCCCTCCAATTCCCCGACCAAAATCCGAAAAATACCGAAAAATATCGAAAAATGATTTTTAGAATAGTCCCCAAAAGCCTGAAATAGAGCCAAAAAACTCCACCTGATTGGGTGGAGTTAAGGGAGATTATTATGAAAAAGAAAAGTTTAGGATTTTATTAAATAAAGTTAGGAGGTCTTTATTTAATAACTATATGATACAAGACAAAGCTTAAAACTAGCTTAACTTTTCTCAAATTTTACTATTTTGCAAAAAAAATCTATCACCATCACCTATCCACGAAAAAAGCCACCTGATTGGGTGACTTCATTAGGAGATTATGATGAAAAAAGTTTTAGGATTTCATTAAATAAAGTTAGGAGGTCTTTATTTAATGACTATATAATACTAGACCATCCTTAAATTTTGCTTAATAAAAAACAAATTTTATTATTTTTCTCGATTCATCCAAGTCATTCCTATACAATTATAGGTGGATAAGATTTCAAAGCCCATAGAACGATAGAATCCCAAGGTTCTTTCTGTCTGGTCTGTCACCAGCTGGACTTGATAGGCATCTTTGTAATCCTCTAAAGCCTCTTTCATCAAGGCGCTACCAATCCCTTGACGCTGATAGATTGGTAAAACAATTAAATCCTGAACCAATACTGATGAGAATCCATCGCCAACCAAACGAATCAAGCCTACCACAGCATCGCCATCAAGTGCCACATAAATCGCTAATGAATGAGATAAGGCCTGCTCCAGCATCTCTGGTTGATGGGTATAATTTGTCCAACCGACAACCTGATAGAGATGCAAAACATCCTCTAGCTTGACAATTTCTTGCTTTTTAATAGTAATCATCTCAACACCTCTTAGAGTTCTCTCAAGCTCTTGTACTGCTGTCCATTTTTGTCAAAATTTTCAGGACGCAACCATGTTTCCAAACGAGCTTTGACTTTTGGCCAGTCCTTATCAATCATAGACAACCAATCCGTATCCCTCGTGCGCCCCTTATAAACCACTGCCTGACGGAAGGTTCCTTCATAAATAAAGCCCAAACGTTCCGCTGCTCGTCTTGATGGCAGGTTAAGAGCATCGCATTTCCACTCATAGCGACGATAGTTAAGTTCCTCGAAAACATAGCGCGCCAGGAGATACTGGGCTTCTGTCCCTATTCGTGTCCCCCTGAGCTCTGGAGAAAAAGTGACAGCTCCCACTTCTATTACTCGGTTATTCTGGTCAATACGCATGAGAGAAAAAGTTCCTAAAACCTTACAAGTTTCCTTGTCTATGATTGCATAGTAAAAACGGTCCTTACGAGCTAACATCTGATTTAAAAGGGTAACCAGCTCCTCCATATCTGCCACTGGTTCCTGAAAAAGGTAGGTCCACATCTCCCGAGGAGTATCCGGACCATAAACAGCTAATAAATCCTCCGTATGCTTTTCCACTGAAAGAGCTTCTATTCGAGCATATCGCCCTTCTAAGAAATCAATAGAAGGCAATTCACCTGGTGTATAACCTTCCATTGACTCACCAATCATTTGACCATATTCATTTACTGGCATAACTTTCCCCTTGTTTTGCTTTCCAAACTTTATAGTTGCCCATAGTATATCATACTTTCATAAGAAGACTCAAAAAATCCTCCAGATTCTACTCTGAAGGATTCCTATCTTATTTCACAACAATATTAACCAATTTATTCGGTACTGCAATTACTTTCACGATGTCCTTACCGTCAATTTCTGCTTTGACTTTTTCATCCGCTAGAGCAATTTCTTGCAATTCTTCGCGTGATAGGTCTTTAGCGACCATGAGTTTGGCACGAACTTTTCCTTTGATTTGGACAACGATTTCGATTTCGTCTTCAACCAATTTGCTTTCGTCCCATGTTGGCCAAGCCACGTAAGAGATTGACTCACCTGTTGCCGCAACTGTTTGCCAGAGTTCTTCTGCCAAGTGAGGTGAAAATGGGGCAATCAATTGGATAAAGCCTTTGGCGTAGTCCACATAGAGTTTGTCTTCCTTGTTAGCAGCGTTGACAAAGACCATAAGTTGAGCAATGGCTGTGTTGAATTTGAGGGACTCGATTTGCTCTGTGACAGCTTTAACGGTTTCGTTGTAAACCTTGTCGAGAGAGCCATTGTTTTCTGCAACAATTTCCTTGCTTGTAATCAAACGGTAAACACGGTCAAGGAACTTACGGCTTCCTTCCAGACCTTCTTCAGACCAAGCAATCGAAGCATCAAGTGGTCCCATAAACATTTCATAGACACGAAGGGTATCGGCACCGTATTGTTCCACAACATCATCTGGGTTAACAACGTTCTTGAGCGATTTAGACATCTTGGCTGGCG